CATTAAGCCCCGGCAGGAGTTCTTTAAGCATTTGCGCTCTTGAAATAGCCATTACTTAATTCTCCTTAAATGCCAGTTGTATTGTCGTACTGATGACCTACGTTGAACTTCATAATGATGTCCGTGTAAGCATCGCCTATAGCACTGTCTGGCCCGTCAACAAAATCAATAACGCGGAAAGGCAGCGTTGCTGTTGTGTTTGCGGTGCTTGCATCGGCAGCATTTCTGCTACGTCCAATGCTAGTTGAGCCAGCCGTGTAGGCTACGTCAATGTTATTCCCAAGATTTGTTTGGGCTAAAGAGCCGTCCGCTTGCATGCGGAACAATACATTGGGATCGTATACAACATACGCCATGATATCCGAAGCGGCAGTAGACGCTGGGAAATACTGAGAGAACGTTAGTTGATTGGTGTTGGGATCTGTGTAAGAACAACCTACAAAAACACCGACAAAGGCAGGGGTTCCTGCTGCGTCAGTGGTAGTTTCTTTTTCTACAGTTCCTGCTGCTACGAGTTTTACAAAATCGCCGTAAAATATAGCGGTGCCGTAACCACTTGCAATCTTAATATGCCGAACTTTTCCTGTAAAAGAGCCGCTAGCACTAAGAGTATCAGTAGGTTCTGCACCCATTGGGGTTGCAGTAATAGCCATTTTTGGCCTCCTTACTAATTAGAAGCCTCTCTTTCGAGTTTAACTTCTGCCGAATGTTGTTCTCGTATTTCGCTCAGGTTTCATAAGCGGCATACGAGGGTCATTTTCACGCAAGAAGTTGTTATCAACAGACTCCATCTGATTTGATGCGACCTGTTCGAAGTGTCTGGTTCGTGCATTGATCTTCTCCGAAGGAGCTTTACAAAGCAATAAACCGCCAACTTCAACATTGCCTACAAATCTTGAGTTCAAGTCTGACTGAATTTCTAGCTCTGGATGATCTTCTGCCTTTACAGGAATCCAACCTTCTCTCATTGATCTAGAAACATTTGTATTGTCAGCTTGACCCAGAATACTAGTCCGAATCCAACGGAACGTCCAACCATCTTGAGGCGTGGGTTCAGGCAAAATAGATGCCGGTGACCAACTATCATCTGGTCGATACTGTTCTTCTTTTCGCGTGTCGCTTTCTCTAGGGGTGCGCTCTGTTGCCATTACCATTCTCCTTTTAGAGCATCTCGGCGTGTCGGGCATACTGTTCATTTGTTAACCCAAGTCGCTTGGCGAGGGCTACTTGAGTGGCCGTTAACCGTACTTTGCGCGGTTTAGCACCATTATTCCTTGCGGAAGGTGCCACCACCGTCGAGGGTCGATTAGTCGTCACGGTCGCGCTACGGCCATTTGTATCGCTTGAATCCGACCAATCGTAATCTGGAAATGCTGATCTTACTTTGCCATCTATGTAATCAAAATACTCTTTTGATCTTACATCAATGCCTGATCGAACAGCTTGCGTATGTGCCCCATAGGCTAACGCAGTCATATCTTCATAACCTTCAGCCATAAACCAGTTGTTTTTTTGAGCCCATTGCTCTGCTTCTGGTGTAACTTGTGGCTGAACTTGTTGTTGAGCAGCTACGTTTTGAGCAGCTCTTCTTGCAATATCTTGCTGATACGCTTGTTGTTGATAAGCCTGAGCGTTCTGAGCTTGATTGTTTAGGTTGTTTCTATACCTTTCAATCTCAGATAACTCTGATTGAGCTTTAAGCATTTGCTCTTGAGTATTTACTACTCCATCCGTATCGCCTTCTTCATAAGCTTTACGGTAGCCTTCTTTTGCTTGCTCTAATCTTAAGTGGGCTCTTTCTCTGATCTGCTCAACTAATGCTGCTTCGCCTCTACTTATTAGAGACTCTTGCTCTTGAGCTTTATTTGCGTATTGCTGAGCAACCTTGACAGCTTCTTCTCGCATTCTTTCTGCGGATTCTCGCTGACGGCGCTCTTCGTGATAATCAAACTTAAGCTTATTAAGCCTTTTCTGAACTTTATCAGAATACTGGCCAAGCTCTTCGTCGTCATCACTAGAACTTTGCGAAGCTTTAGCGGGTCTCCTGTCTTCTTGAGGACGGTCATCAACAATTTCAAACTCGTACTCGCTAGACTCAGAGCCCGTTTCGGCTTGCTTCTTTTTTCCGTGCGTAGTTTTTATGCCGAAAAATTTTTCTTCTGCGCTGTGAGAACTATCTTGTTCCTCAGGAACTTGATCTTCTATTACTTCACTCATGCTTTTACGATCCCCCTTGGGTCTTCAACTACAGCTTCAACACTGTCATCGTTTATTAACCGGAACTCTTTGCCGTGAACTTTGAATCGAGTGCCTGAGTAAGACCTCATAATGATCCAATCGCCCTCTTCACAAAAAGAACCAGAAGGGAATCTATTCGCATCTTTGTAGCAATCTGGCCCCATTTTAAGAACCATCCCGCAGATAGAACCAAGCTCTTCTTCCTGAAGAGTTTTCTTGGATTTAATTATCCCGCCATCATATTCTGAATCGGGATCTGGTAGCGCAATCAAAATCTTATAGCCTTTAGGCTCAGGAAGTTGGTTTGCGTTTCGAGACTCTTTGGTCTCTAGTTGCTGAGCAGTTTCGCTCATATACTCTCCTTTGCATCGGGAAAACGCCCGAAGTCGTTTGCACTAGGAAAACGCCTAGAGTCGTTATTGCGCGTTCTCGTATCGAGACTTAGCGTCTAATATCTCTCGTTCAGCTTGTGCTAAACCCTGAATAATTCCGCAGCATTTTGTGTACTCTGCAAAATCTTTACATCCGCCACCACTAATGTGATCACTTATGTCATTCATCTGATCTCTAACATTTGACCTCAAATAATCAAATATGTCTACTTCTTTTGTCATTTATTTCCCATAATATCTTTAGCAACTTGGACACCAAGCTTAGCCCCATCTATTTCATTTTGGGATGCTATCCTAGAAGCTTCTAATTCTTCCTTAGAATTAGTCTCAGCTATCTTTGCTCCAATTTTTGCAGTCTCTAATCTTTCTTGCTGGTCTAATCGCTCTCTATCCAGCTCTGATTTCATCATAAGTTTCTGCATATCTAGCTGTATCTTAGCCATTTCGGCTTGAGCACGTTGCTGAACCTCTTGCTGTTTAATCTGAAGCTCTTGTTGTTGCATTTGCACTATAGGATCTTGAGCTTTTTGTTGAGCTTGCTGCGCTTGCTGCTCTCTTGCCGCTTTGCCTGTAATTTGCGCCGCAGCAGGAGCTACCAGTCTGGATATTCTGTACTCAATATCTTCAGGCAGCGACTCTTCTGGGGTTGGAAGCTCTACTCCAAGTTCTTTTTCTATTTCTTGCCTGTACTTGAACGCCAAGTGCTCTTGTACATGCGCCGACATCTCCGCCATAGCTTTCTTTGCGTTGGGGCTTTTGCCCATTATTTCCATAACCTGCGGATTTTGCGTCAAACTCATGTGAGTCTGGATGTGAGCTTCGTGATCTTGGTAGATAAACGCTTTGACAGGCTTACCATTAATGATATCCATGTTTTCACTAACAGGATCAGTGGGTTTCATGTCCTTATCTGTAGGAACAATCTTTTCTGCGTCCTGAATGCCCAATATATCTAGCATTTGACGGTGCAATAACGGCATATCGTACATTTCTGGGGCTTGAGCCGCTAATTGCAGAGCTGCTTGGTACTGCATTATCCTTTGAGCCATCGTTCCAGCGTTAGGATCGCTGACAGGAATGATATCTACGCGATCATCGAAGTCTTCAGAGACTAAATCGTCGGTATCAGGCAGGTATGGGTACTTTTCGGGCCCAAAATCCCTTACAAGACCACTTAATATCCTTAATTCTACGCGCATAGAGGCGTGTAATCGGGCCTGAATGGCGCTCATTACCTTCATTGACCGCTCAAGTATGGCCAATGTTGTGCCAACAGGGGCTTCTGCGTTCATATCTGCAGCTTTAACGTCTGCTGCGGAGGCAAATCGCCTACCTTCTTCTACAATATCGCCCATCAACTGATACAAAACGTTGCTTGGCTCTTTATATGGCATGAAGCTGATGTTGTCTTTGATCGCTCCACCCGGAACATCTACGTCTCGGAACTCTCCGGGCATGATTGGGGTGTCATCACCCTTAATTCTTAGCCCTCTAGACTTAAGTCCGCCCGGAAGATTAGATAAAGTGCCTGCGTCTACTAATTGACGGAGTAATGATGTAGCCGATTTGGCTAGTCCACCTATCATGTGGATCAATCCAAACCCATAAAATCCTAATCCGGGTATATATTGGTAATGAACGAAGTGCTCACGCTTTGTTTTTAGGTTATCGCCCTCATACCAATTGCGCCGTATAGATAATATTTCTCTAGAGCCAAGGTCTATTGATACAACATAAGGCAGAGCAATGCCTGTAGGCTCTCCGCCCTCTTCGTCTTCAAAGCCTACAAGGTCTAAATTTACTTGCATCTCCAAGATAGTGTGCCTTGAGTCCAGATCGTAACTGGCGCTGTCTCCGGTCAGCCTATTATATTTTTCCTCAATCCTATCAACATCATTAGAAGGAGCCCCAAGTTCTATGTCTTTATAAAAACCAGACACCTGAAGCTTGCGGATCTCATTAGAAGTCCGCTTCATGATGTGAGTAGCTCTTTCACAGGTTGTTAGGTCTGACGCTCCATAGCTAACAACAAAGTCTTCTGCTGGAACAAACATGCTGCACGGTCTGCCCATGCTGGGATCATAGTAGATCTTTCTAAAAGCACTGCCCGCTAACGGCAAAGAAAACAACATCTTCTCGGTTTCCGAGCGATACTCTGTCATTTTTTCTGTAAGCAGGTAGTTTAAATAATTCTGAACCCTGTAAGCTTGCTTTTCTTTATCATCAGTTATTGCGCCAACAACTGAAGTTTTTACAGGCCCGCTTGCTGGGAATAGCTCTTGTATGGACTGAGACTGGAACTTGATTACAGACTCAGAAAGCAATGGATGAAAGACCCCACAAGCACCGTCCCACGGTGTGGTTCTGTCTTCATTCTTAAGGCCAAGCAAATCTAGGCCATCAACATAGGCTCTTTCCCAATCTGCACGACTTTCTTTGTCAGACTTAAACTGCCCAACAAGCTCAGATGCCATTACACTTAACTCTGCATCATCGACAACGTCTGCTAAGTTAGCATCATGGGGAAGCATTCCTAGCGATGCTAGCGTGCTTGCATCAGGATCAAAATCTAAAATAACCCCGCCATCTTCTGTTTCAATAGAAACAGCCTCAGGGTTTTCTATTTCAATCTCAATGTCGCCTCCTTCTCCAACCAGTGGATTGGAGCGAAGAGTTCTATCGATAGCCATTAGCCATTCTTTCCAAATTCTTGAGGTCTTGCTGCGCCAGATCCGCGAGCTATTGTTTTACCTCCGGTCTTGCCGCCTTTGGCCATGCCCTTAGTCTTACCGCCCATAAAATAACCTTTAGTCGTTGGGACTTTTCGCCCAGAACTCATCTTGCCAACGCCATCAGCAGCAAAGAAAGGAACCTCTTTGCCCTGCTTATTGGTGGTCATTTTTAATTTACCGCCCTTAGACATTCCTTTAGTCTTGCCACCTAGCATGTAACCTTTAGTTTTTTTCATTTAATCCTCACTGTACAGGTTGTCAAAAACCCGCTTTGTGTCATGAATATACTCTACATCATCTTTCGAGTTGTAGGTTCGTTGATTAGGCCTAAAGTCTGGAGCGCCAACTCCAGTTTCAAACCAAGCTGGATGCGTCACCCTTACTCTATTATTAGGCAGGGCAACAATATTTCCCGTGTACTCGCCAGCATTAAGCAACTCTAGCACATGGCTTTGTTTATGCTGAGCTGGATCATCCGCCACCTCATTATCTGTGTAGTCTACAGTAAAGTAATACTTTGCTGGGTAAAACTCTCCATCTACTTTAGCAAACCAAGGCGCTGGGCTTGCTCTTTCTATCTGATAAACTGCATGAGTATGCGACATACAATCCCAAGGTTGTGCCGCCCATACGGGTAATTCATTGGGCCACTCTTCAAAAGGAGTGTCGCCCACCAAAGCGGTAATAGGCATTCTAGCCCACATTGCTCCGCCATGAACATTTTGTTGTTCTTCATCATCGTAAGTTTCAGCGCCAGTAAAAATAACCTGAAAACTTAAGCATCTCTTTGGCATTGTTGTAACAGCTACAGCCATTGCATGCAAAAACTCGCCATGATATTTCTGGTTGTTATGGGTGTACTCTCGTCTAACCCAACATTTAA